GGTCAGTCACTGCATGATAGGCTGGAAATTAAAAGGAATTGATCTAATTACACCTGTCAGGAAGAACATGAAGCAAAAGAAAATCCTTTTCCCTAATTTTTCAAAACGTAGAAAAGTGATTGAGCGAGTTTTCTCTTTTTTGACAAATCTAGGATCTGAGCGTTGTAAAAGTCGTTCGCCTCAGGGTTTTCAATTGAAATTAGAGATGATACTTTTAGCGTATTCTTTACTGTTAAATCAGCTAAATCACTGGAACCAGAGACTTTAAGATATTCTATCGGGTATCAAGTCATGGCTAAATAATCAACTAGCAATTCGGGTATCCACATATCTTTTTGTATCGCTAAAATATTCATCTAGTCCGCCATTCATCTGAAAGAATCCTTTTGTTTTTAGAATATTTTCAACTGTATTTTGTAATTTTTTTACTGTTAATCGGTCAATTGCCTCTATGCTGACCTGATAAACAAAATGTTTAGCTAGTGAATCATTGCTACTCATAGCTGTTTGTTCTGGTGGACCAGTCGGAGTAATTGTTATACTTGTTGAGCTTCCAGATAAATTTTCATATCTTGAATAACTTTTAAACCCACCTGTTCTTTGAATTGCTAGAATATCAGAGTCATTAGCTAAAGCTTGCATAAGTTCACTTAGCATATCATTCATTTTAGCAACTCCTTCAAATTAGCTTGCGCTGTCTTAACAAATTTTTGTCCTTGAGCATTTGAAAATCTTTGTAAAGCACCAAAACTTTTATAACGATATGATTTACCATTTCTGACAAAGCCATTATTTTCAAGATGGACAAGTCTCCAATGCTTACCGTTGTTACCTATCTTTATGACGGGGAATCCTGATGTTCTAGAAACATTCCCTCGAACAACACCAGCTACTGTATCACCAGAATTTGCAAATTGAGAAAGGGTACTCTTTAAATCAACTACAGCTTCATCCGCGGCTGCTTTAAGTGCATCGCTTTCTATCTTCTTCACACGAGTTTCACTAAACTTTTCTCTCAATTTTGCTTCAATTTTTTCAAATCCTTTGATTGTCATTGAACTACTCATTAAGATTCGTCCCTCCTAGAATTATTTTCAAGAAAGTTCGGTCATGAAAATCAGGCTGAATGTCTACTATCCCCCAAACCTGACCTGAATATCTAGGATCATCAATAATAACCTTGTCATCATTTTTAGGTTGATAACTTGTTAAGGGATCACGAATTTTTATCGTTGCTCCATTCTTAACATTTTGGCTTCCTAAAATAGTCAAGTCTTTATTGCTTGGGCTATACACATCCGCAAGTGTTTTAAACTTTTTAATCAGTTCTCCACCTCTTCCATCAAAAGAGGTATCAGGACCTACTCGTTTAAAAGTAACTGAAGTTCGCATCGTTCCATTGTTCGTTCGGTTAGAAGATTGAAGGACTTTCTGCGATTTTATCATCACTTTCCTCGCTTTCTTCAGGTTGATTAGCTAGAAAAACGTCACGAATGTTTTGAGCATAGTTCTCTTTGAACTCATCAAGTGCATCATTGTAAGTATAACGTGAACGCTCATAGATTAACTCCTCAACTTCGGGGTCAGTCGCATCAGATACACCAACCAACCGAAGAATTGAAGTATAAGAGGCAATGAGCATTTTTGTTAAATTGACAAGTTCATCAGGATCTTCTGTATTAATTCTCATCCTTTGTTTAAAAGATTTAAGATGACCATCCGCCCAAGTTTCCGCATCGCTCATTTACTTCTCCTTTACTATTAAGCTTCTGTGACTGTAACTGGGGCAACATTAGACTGTAGCAAGTTTTACAACCCGAGCTGTATTATTGTCGTAAGCTTTTCCGTAGTAGAAAGCTTTGACAGTATAAAGTTGCAAGTCTTCGAGAGCGAAAGTTTGGTCAAACTCTTGCATTCTTGTTCCGCCCATATAAGCCCAGTAGCGGTTAGCCGCAAAGATTACTGCTTTTCCTTTTGGCACTGCAACGGATTGAACAATTTCAACACCGAAAGGTAAAACAGTTACCCAAACACCGTTATCCGTGAGATACATGAATTTAGCAAGAGTAGAGTAATAATCATCAGGATTAACTAACATTTTTACTTGTCCAGAGATATTTACTGTGATATTTTTTTCATTTTTAGAGAGAGCTTGCATTACAGGGGCGATTTTTTCTGCTGCATTGTCAGGATCAATATCAGACCAATCTGCAAAATCGGCTTTATCTGGATACGTTGTTAAATTACCCTTGATAGCGCCTTTAGCGAGATCCTTCATCAATCCAATAGGTTTTTTATTTCCATCTCCTGTAACTAAAGCTGTTTCGAGTGCCACAGCCATCGCTTCAGACATTTGAATGATAATAAATGATTTCAACCAGTCATAACCATTTTCAAGAGCATCTTTAGGGATTGCGACAAAAGCAGTTAATTTGTTTTGAGAGAAGTCTGCTTCGTGGAAAGTTTGGTTTAATTGACCTTTAATGCTATCAAAAACTTCTCCCCAAACAGCCGTACTACCACCATAAATTGAATCAGCGACTGTAGCTCTCATTTTCAATCCGGCGCTTTGGAATTTGATAATATCCAAAAGCGGATGAGCGTTTTGTAATTCCAGAAATACTTGGTTCATAAGTTCAAGAGGCAAGGTCACTTCTGGTTTCCCTACGCCAGAAGTAATATCATTAAAGAATTTAGTTTCATTTTCAGAAAGTCCATTAGTTGGACGCGAAGCCATTAATTCGTTGATTTTATCTGATGTTGAAGCATTCATGTTTTCCATAATTTCAGCTCCAAGAGTGTTCATCATTTTGTCAAAAGCTTTAGATTGTGCTGCTTCATCTGCACCCTCTTTTACTGCATTAGTATATTTCTCTACAGCCGCTGTGTAATTAGGTAGTTTTGTGTAATCCATTATTTAATTCCTCCAAATTTAAATAGTTGATTTTTAAGTGGCTTGTCTGCCGAGTTATTAGCTTCAAATTCTGCTTTTACTGCAGCTATTTTTCATCAATTAAATTAGTAATTGAATTCATTTGTTCATCATCGAGTCGAATGTCAAGCGTTGGTGAATTTTTTGCTTCACCATTGATCATATTTTTAAACTGGCTAATCTTATCATGAGATAACACTGGAGACATACTTGCAACCAATTGAACTTGTTGATTATCTTCAAAAAGAATTTCATCAACAAGTCCTGATTCCTTAGCTTGTTTTGCATTAAACCATGTCTCAGCATCCATCATTTTTTGAGCTTCTTCAACGGAAGCGCCCATTTTCTTTGCGTAAAGGTTCGCTAAATTTTCGCTTGAACCAAGCAAGATATTAGACATGTCTGACATATCACGATAATCTCCTGCTTGAAGAGCAGAAACATTATGAATCATTATTTGACCTGTCGGGGTCATCGTTACCTTATCAGCTGCTAGAAGCGGAAATGTTGCTGCACTAGCACAAATTCCTGAAATTTCGGCAAATACTTTTCCTTGATATTTCCCTAAATCAGTGAAAATTTCACTTCCAGCGAATACTGATCCCCCACCCGAATTAATTTGAATTGTGACATCTTCACCATTTGCATCATCTAAGAAAGTTTTAACATCCTTAGGGGTGATGCACTCCATACCAAACCAGTCATAAACTTCTGCATCGTCATTATCTGCGACTGCACCATTAAATTTAAGTGTCTTCACTATTTTTTCCTTTCTCTTCATAATTTTTTGTCATAATAAATCTGTCTCCGTCTGGTATTGGTGGTAAATTAGAAGCCTCACGTACTTCATTGATTTTCACTACACCACTAGAGCCGACTTTATCAATCGCATCCGCACGGTCAAGAATATTAATCGTTTTAAAGCCAGTCATTTGTAAGGTATTCCCATTCATAAAACCTGATTCTTTTATTAATAAACTGGCAAATCCTTCAGATAACTTGTTTCCAAGTGGAATCGCTGCAGATTCAATTGCTAAATCTAAATTCTCAGAGTTATTTGCAGTCTCTCCAAGAACTAAAGCTGGTGGAATTCCTAGCAATCCAGCTATTTCACCAATAAAAATCTTCTTTAATGTCCCAAAATCCGTGATTTGATTTTGAAGCGTTGCTGATTTACTAGAAGAAATTTCATCATAAGCAGATTGTGCTTTACCATTGTCGGGGACGAATACAATAGGGTCTGTGAGTAAACTTTGAGATAAAGTTGTCGCAAATTGTTTTTGAACTTTTTTTGGCTCATCTTCTTCAAGTTTGGTATTGACGGGAATACTTAACTTGGCTCTCAACTGACCAACTCGCAGTTGATTGGTAATTAATATTCCAAACAATTTCCCATAATCTTCCCACAGACTATCAATATATTTTTTTATTCCAATATTGTCATTATCCAAATGGAAACAGTCAACTCCTTGAGTAAATACTCTATCAAAATACTTTTGAGCATACGGACCGTAATTTGGAGCATTTGCGACATTACTACTTGAGAAATTAATCGTTACATCAGAATAGGTATTTCCATCTAATGAGTAGTTTGTAACAAAGCTATCAGCGACATAAAATTTATCATTATCTCTGATAACTAATAATTCGCCATTGAGTAGCTTTTTTACCATTGCTACTTTAAATTCACTGGCAGTTTGATTTGGATTAGGCTTTACATTTAAAGCATAATTAAAATCTGAATCTGTAATAGAACTTTCATTCTTAAATACAAATTTTCCTTTAGAAATTAATCGTGCTAAGTAACTTAGACATGATTCTAAAGCAGCATTTTTCATTCCTAGTGTAGCTTGTGCATTAAATAAGGCTGTGTAACCAGAAACATCAGTATTTTCACTTTTGCTTTTAACCGACGCCCAAATGTCTGAAAATAGTCCCACATTTTCTCCTTTCCGTACTTTTAATTCAAGTTTAATAGAAAAGTAGAGCAAAAAAGTAGCGTTCTTTATAAATAAAAGGCTGCCCATTGGACAACCTGTAACAAAATATAATAAATATAGTTGACTAATATTGGCTAAGCCAGAGCATAACCTGCAGTGCACGTATTATTAAATACCGCTTTACGTGTAACTCCAGTTGCTTTTCCTGTATAAGTAAAGCTAAAGCCAGTGGTTGTTGGTTTAAAATCAGTCACTTCAAAAAAGTGGTAAGTTTGTCCATTGTTTGTAAATACGATCAGCTCTATTTTTTCTCCTTTAATTTCCTTTGGTTTCATAGGTGCATTAGTTCTTTTAGGTCGCTCAAGATCCATGTTATTCCTCCAACAATAAAAGGCTGCCCATTGGACACCTGTAACAAAATATAATTCAGGATAACGGGATTGAACCGTTCTATTCTAGCTTATGAAACTAGCGTGACGCCTTGCCACCCATCCTGTTTAATGTACTAGCTCTTGCAAAAGCTGAGTACAAATGACTATTATTTCTTTTGTGCTTGCACCCTGCACGGGTTAAATCAGGGAATGTATAGCCACACGCCTAATTCATTTGCGCCATCAAATGGCAATAGCAAGATAGAGTCGCGAACTCTATAACTTCTATTAGCGAAGTCGTTTCTATCCCTTGCTTACCCACTAAGCTGTTAGTCAAGGACTTTCACTCACTACTTGCCTAGGCCTAGCCTTTCCAGCAAGCACTTAGCTATAAACGTTTAATAGCAAGACGAGGAGTCGAACCTCGCAAAGATATTATACCTAATATCCGCCAGTCACTTGCTACGCTGGTTTTATCGTCCAGCAACGTTAGAAGTATATCCAACTGAACTAATTGTTATTTGTTTGCTTTCGCTGATAACTTCATAAGTAAATTATCTAATATTTTTACTCTCAAAAAGTATCGTTTTATCCCATAAACCAACCCAAATTATCATAGAAATCAGTAGTATCTACTTCATTTAGTAAATCAGCCTTAAACATTGCTGCTTCAAAAGCTTTAAATCCATCTGTTTTTCGTCTAACATCTTCTTTTTTGATATATTCCACATTTCCATCTTTTTTCAAATGTCTAAGTACATTATTTGTGTACCAACGCATCATGTCATTATCACCAAAATTAATTTTTTGATTAGCGAAACTGTCCTCAATTACCGTTGATAATTGCGCATCAATGGCTCTAAAGTTACGAATGACTTCCACACGATAACCAAGCGGTTCTTCAAATTTTCCATTCCAAGAGACTTCAAACCCAGCTTCTTCAAATTTAGGTTGTAAATACTCCCTCATTTTATAGCCATCTCCACAAATAGTTTGGAATTCATAACCTTCTTCATCACGCATACGAACAAACCAGTCTACAACGTGCTTTGCATCCATTGAGGGTTCATCTAATACTGTGAGCAATCCCTCATCTTCCCATTGTCTAATCGGAGCAAATCGTCGCTTACCATTAACATTTTCATTTGGTTTTGAATAGCTATATATTCTATCGACAAATTCTTTACGAACAAATGAATGAGATTTAAAAACATAATCCCCATCAACCTTAAATAATGCACCAACTGCGATAAAGTCACGAGTAGAGGCAAAGTCAAATCCTCCAACTGCAGGTAGATTTCTTAATTCTGGAAATTCTTTTTTAGTTGCTTTCAATTCTTCATAAGTTGCCACGCTTCTTTCAATGTCAGTCACTGGGAAATTTTGGCGCTTAGTCATGAATTCATCTCGTCCGCTAGGATTTAATTCTAAGTCCTCATATTCTTCCAGAACTGTTTCAAAAAGTCCTTGCGCATACTCTGTCATTGGAAGTGAAAACATAGGACTTGATAATTCCCAAAGGGTAGGGTCATCAACCTGTTCTGCCTTATCCAATTTGCAAATAAATGGAAACATAGCATTCCATTTCGCTTCGCCTTTAAGAACTTTGAGTGCCATATCTTTCATCTGGTCAATGAAGCCATCACGCACATAACCATCAGTTCCTATATAAAATTCACGTGGATTAGGTCGTTTACCTAGTCCAGAAATATGTACTTTTACATCTTTATTGCTTTCATATTGGTGGATTTCATCAAAAATAACCGCCCCATCTCGAAGTCCATCCTTAGTATTTCCATTTGATGTTCTGAATTTAAAGAGCGATTTTGTCTGTAAGTTCTTGATTTCTGATTTACGTGGCTTACCAAATAGTTCTTCTAATTCTTCATGGTTCTCAATTGTATCGTGAACTTCATCAAAACTTGTTTTAGCTTGATCCTCACTATTGGCCACGATTGAAATGTTATAGTTAGCGATTCCATGCATAGGGGTTGTTAGATAACTTCCTATTGCAGAAAGTAATCCATTTTTACCATTCCCCCTGGCAATCATGATTAATATTTTTCGATAAACATTCCGATGATTTTCTGAAAAATATAAGAAAACAAAACTGATAATGAATTTTTGGAAATCTTCCAATTCAAAGAAATATTTCTCTGTATAACCGATACAATTCTCGATTTGTTCAACGTCAAAAAATACCTCGCCTGATTCAAGACGAGGCACTACCTCACGTTTAATATAATCAACAAGTAATTTTCGTTCATAGTTGAATTTGACCATGCCCGCATAATAACCGTCAATGTACTTTTGAACGTAATCGATCACTTCGTAAATTTACTCCAATCTTTTTCGCCACTATTTTTAGGTTTTGATGTTCGTTTTTCTTCAAAAAATTCATCTAACTTAATTAAGGCAGCATTTACTTTTACTTTTTCTGCAATAGCAGGGTGTGGTTTTTTTATCTCATTTTCACCAGAAGAAACCAGAATCATTACTCCTGCCTTATCAATTGCTTTGCTTAAATTTTCAAAATTAGAAGCTAAGCTGCAGTATCGGTACACTTTTTCTAATTCAGATGGCGAATTTTTATCAACAAGAGAGAGCAATTCTTGAAAAAGTGAGTCATTAGTTTTTTCATTTTCAGTTTTGTCTTTTTTTCAGTACTGTTTTCAGATATTTCATTCATGATTGACAAATAATAATTTATATCAGTGATTATTTCTTGTAAATCAACTTGCAAAACTTCAGCGATATCTATCCACATTTTTTTATTTTTTAGGTATTCCTCTTTCCCCTA